ATTTCTCTTTCATATCTTGTAGAAGACACAACATTTATACTTTTTTTAGATTTTAATTTATAATCCAAAATAGTATAAATATCATCTCTATCTTGAGGATATACATAAACGCAATTTTCGTTAAAAACATAATGATTATATTTTTTCACTTAGTCACCCCAAATAATTAAAAATACCATCTACCTTACCCCCTCACAGCGCTAATGATATCTACTGCTCCGAGGATAGCACAAATAACAGCAAGGCAAAAATCAAAATATGCCCATTTACGATTCCCTTCTTGATAGCTGACAGCACCATAATAACTGTCAGCAAGAGCACAAATAAATAGAAAAATTCCAAGCACAAACTTCATGATAATCACCTTTCTGTAAATAAAATATATCCTATGACACAAATTACAGTTAAAATTCCCAAAGGCCAAATCAAAATCATCGTTGTATAAGTAATCAATTTTTCATCTTTTGTAAACCTTGAATCTTTCATAATCCATTCGGCAAATAAAATGCCCAAGAGGATATAAAGCAAAAACAAAATTACTTTTACAATCAATTTACATCGCTCCCCACATATTCCCAAAAGAAATTCATATAAGCCTTTAAAAAGTCAACCGGAGATTCATCAACTTTTTCAAGCTCATCTTCATTGTACCAGAACAACTTATCAATCTTTGCGTTAATTGAAGGAATAAAGAAATCACCAAAATTACAAAAATACATATTATTTTCTTTATCTACTCTAATGATTTTTCCAATAGTGCCTTTTGGTGGACTCCATGCACTTTTGTAGCCTACAAATTTGACTTTTTCTCCTTCTTGAAATTTGTTCATATTAACCTCCTTATCTCATAAAATAACCTAAATAGCATACTTTTCACCCATAAAACAAACCTCCTTTAATTCGTATAATAACTATACCATAGAAAAGGAGGTTTGTCAAGAAAAATTTAATTATTAATTACTGGAATATTATATTCTTCTGCACATAGGCGTTCAATTTTACAGCCTCTGGCTTGTTCCCATCCGTTTACAAAATAGACAATATCAGCAGTTGCTAATAGTTCAAGAGATTTTGCAAAACATAGCAGCGGATTAGTTAGGGCAGGGCTATCCTTAAAAAAGCTATCAATCACTTCTACATCTTCGTTTAGTTCCTTACTAGCGGCCTCAATAACTTTATCCCGCTCAAATTCAATTTCTTCATTGATTTTATCACGCATAGGCTGGGAAATAAATAATCTTTTCATTAAATATACACCTTCGTATCCATATTGGTCGCAATTACACGACTAGATTTGCCTTGAGAAGCGAGTTTGTCTTGCAATTCTTGTGCGAATGTTACTTTGTTGTCAAAGTCGCCATGAACAAGCAAAAGTTTATTAAATCTTAGAGCGTTGATATAATAATCAATCAATTCTTCTCTTGAAGCATGAGACGAAAAAGATACAAGTTCAGTAATATTTGCATTATTTTCTACCATTTCGCCTTCGATAGATACCATTCTGTCACCGAACCGAATCTTAGATGCCAACGTGCTTTCTGAACTATAACCACAAAAGATAATATGAGCATTTGGGTCAGGCGCAAAGGCTTTTGCCCAAGACACACTCTTCCCTCCTGACATCATACCAGCCGAACTAAGTACACATATAGGCTTCTTAGAATTTTGTAATCTTAAAGTCTCCACATAATCAGAAACAAAACTAAGATTCTCCCAATTATAAACCAAATGCCACAAAGGATTATCTTTTGGATAAATATCGCAAATCTTTTTTGCCATGGGAGAGTCAACCCAAACATTTACATCCTTTGGAATCTTTCCATTCTTCCAAAGCAGATATAAAATAGTTAACATAATTTGGCAGCGACCCAGAGCAAATACGGGTATCAAGACTCTTTGGGCTTGATTCAGCACCGTACTAATTTTCTCTAAATCTCGTTTTCTGTCACCATGTTTGTTGTTTCGGCCTTCTGCATTATATGTATTTTCACCTAAAACAACATCACCCCAAGGCAAATCTTCTCTAGGCGATACATAAGGCTGCTCCCATTTGCCACCAACATCACCAGTAAAATTTAATACTTTCTTTTGGTAGCCCTGTGTCATTTCTAAAGAAAGTTGGCAAGCATGAATAATATGATTAGAAGGATAATAAGTCAGCGCCAGACCTGGAGCGAATTGATATCGTGTTTTAATATCAATCTCAATACAACGATTTAAAGCGTTTTCAATATCAACTGGTTCATACAATGGTGTGATTTTCAAACCATGCTTATTGTTAATCTTTTGACAATCTTGTGTCATAATTTTACAAGAATCTTCCCATAAAATTTTAAGTAGTTGTGTCGTTCCAGACGGTACAAAAATATGAGCTTGACAACCTCTAGCATACAAAGCAGGAATTAAACACGTATGGTCAGCGTGAGCTTCATGTAGAATAATATAATCAATTTCTTTAGGTTTGACTTTTTTGAGTAATTCTTGATTCTTTTTATAATTTGTTAGAATATCACTTTCCTGATAAATACCGCAATCTAGCATAATAACGAATTTTTGAAAGCGGACAATATAACAAGATTGGGTAACACCGGTCGAAGAAGCCCCAATACACTTCACATAAGACTTCGTAGTACCCTTATTTGTCATAGTTTTCCTCCAAAACTAAAGACTTGTAAATAGAACAATTATGATAATCAAATTCAGCATTAGGCATAACATAATCAACAATGTCACCCAACACCTGACATCTTGCGACTTTTACTAAACATTTATCTCTAACACCACATTGATAACATGAGCTTTCAGCAAGGCAAGAAATTCTTTTACTCATCTTCAATATACTCCTCTTCTTCTTCGGAAGGAACAGTAAAACCAATAACATGAGTCTCTTGACAAGGTTCTTCATGTACAGATTCTTCTGCTTCATGGTTTAGTTTTACAGATTTTAGCCCAAACCAATTAGCTACATACGTTCCCATTGCATCGAGTGCAGGAACAGCAGCTACAAAAAAAGCAATCGCTCCCATTGCAGTAAATACATGACTTAGGCCATTTTTATCATCTCTCATTAAAAGTCCCCCAATTCGCTAGGTTGAATATCATCCAATACATTATTTTCATCGTCTGTTACGAAGTAGTCTATGCGTTGGAACGTACCCCGGTCAAAGTATGACCATAGCTTTAGGCGTTTATCACCATAAATACCATAACGTGACTTAAAAATAAATTCACAAATGTTTGGAACAGGTTGACGGTTTTCACCAACACCGCTGCGTTTTAGATATGGTTCAACTTGCTTTAAATCTTTACGAAGATATGGTGTTGGGATAACAATAGAACCAAAATCAATTTTATTTTTTGTCGATTTGCCTCCGCTTAGAGAAGTTTCATCAATATAAGTTGTTGTTTTCCAACTGTCATTTAACTGCTGGCTTGTCAAAATACCGACATTCATATCTTCGGCCATAACCTTTAATTCTGTGGCAAGATAAAGTAATACCTGGTCTTGTCTGCCAGCACTACCTACAATTTCACGATATTCTTGACTAATATCGCCCTGTTGCTCCATATAGTCAAATACACAATATCCAATACCTTCACATTCAACCATTTCTTTAATCTTGCGGTTTAAAGATTTGGTGTTGAAATTGGGCATTGAAGTAATATGAAGGTTTGAATCTTTAATAATTTCACCAGCTTGAATTACTCTAGTTTCTTCTTCTGGGGTGCATAGACCATTTTTAATTGACCTATATTCAACTCCGCTTACGGCAGACCAAAACATAGGCTCGACTTCTGTTTCAATATCTTGTTCTGTAGCAATAAACAACGTAGGCGATTGGTAATTATCATTAACAACAAAATCATTGGCTTCGGACGACCAAATTTCTTTGGTTCCAACTCTAGTTAAATCGGCAACGCCTAAGCGACTCTTGCCTACCCCTGACGGGGAACCACGCAAGCCTAAGTGCCCTCTGCACCAACCATTCCAAATAGTGCTAAGATATCCCGACTGAAACAAAGCACCAAATGACGGTTGCTCCTTAAACGCCTCAAGCCGTTCAGCTACATTCTCACCCGCTTTAATCTCATCTCTTACATATTTGACATCATATTTAGTTCTCAGCTTTGCCGACTTAAACTCAATATCAGTAAGAATCTCGCCAATAGTCCATTTGTTCAACTTGGCCATTTGCTCCGTCTCATCGAGCATTTCATCATAGTAATCAGCAATATTATACCCATCCTCTTTAAGCTCACGCAATAGGCTGAACTTACGCAAGGTGGTATAATATAGCTCAAAACTCTCAGGTGAACATAGCTCTTTTACAGTTGGTACAAAGTCAAGAAAATTGTTGTCGTTTAGCGTTTCATATTGAGCCGGATAGTCTTTGACATAATTATCAATCTCAACTTCACTAACGTTACCAGCGCCAGCTTCAGCTAACTTGCAAGTAGCGATAAAGATGATACGGTGTACCGGTTCAGGGTCAAAATCGGTCTTTGTTAAAGGATAAGATGGATTGAATAGAAGTTGGGTATTATTCATCAAACAACCGAGCAGTAAAGCGCTGTAATTAGAAGAATAAAGCATCAATCAATAAACTCCCATCTCTCTCGATTAAAATACCTATATTTTAATTGTCTGTCAGTGTTGATGTAAGCCATTTGTATCAACCAATAACCGTTAGAGAAATCAAATGCTTTAGCAAGCTCTTCGAGACCAAAATAATATGGCCTACCTTCGATGAATACAGCATAATACAGTACCTTCATCACTTCTTCTCCTTGCCAACCAGCCAAACATAGGTAATATTAGTGTCCATATCAACGCCCCATGACACATCATCTAGTATTCTAAGTTCTCGGTCGATATTAACTTTAACCTTCATATTGTCTGGGTATTTGGATAATGCTTGCTTTAGTTCTGCTACTGTCATATTATCCCTCCTTTGTCTTGATTATACTGCTTTATCAATCAAAAGTCAAATCATCTTTAATCTTTCTTTGAGGCCGATACTTTTTAACCTTAATAGGTAGAATTGTACCTATTTCATTTGCTTTCTCTTTTGCTTCGGCCAACTTAGTTCTGAACATCTGTGTAGCATCAATATATTTGGGGAATAACTGATACAACCCATACTCACCATCAACCACTACTTGCTCATAGTCTTTGCAATATTTAAGAATATAATACACATCTTTATGCGTTAGGTCATATTCTTTCATAATGTTTTTGAGTTGAGCGGTTAGCAACTTCCAGTTAGCATCTTCGCCCCACATAGATTGAATCAAATCTGTGACTTTACGTCTATCCAGTTTTTCTTGTTCAGATAATTTAGCCATATAATCACTTCTTTAAAGGCACAATGTTCATAAGGATAACATTGTCAACTTCCATCTTTTTGTTTAAATATTCAATAGCGGCTTTCAAAGCATCTTGGGTATCTAGCTTACAATTTAGCTCATAGTAAGAAGCGGCTGTTTTAGTGAATCCATCAACTTCATAAGTAAAAACGATATAATAATGATAGGTACGTTTAAAAAGATTCATATTTTTCTCCTTTATTGAAAAAGACGGCCAGCATAGGCCAGCCGTCTTTGGTTTGGTTTATTCTTCCCAGCTAATATCTTTTTCCTCTGCCAAGTCTACCAGCTTATCATAGATGTATTGTAGTGCCTCGACCTGAGAATCATTAGCCTCACTAATCTTATTGGGCTTATCGTTTTCGTCATAACCAAGGAAATCGCCAACAATTTTATTGACGGCTGCGGTTAGCTTGGCTTTGCGCAAAGCGCCATAAATGGGCTTAACCTCATCAATCAATTCAGACGCAGACTTCTTCTTTTCAGTCTTTTCCTTTTCACGCTGGGCTTCTTCCTCTGCATAAGTGATAGTAGACACACCTTGCTTCTCGGCCTCACGCTCACACGCAATACGTACAGTTTCCTTTAGATTATCGGCAGTAAAGGGGCTGATTGTCTCAGGGCACTCAGTAAACCGACTGCGGGCAAAATATTCCTTATGTTGCACACAATGGCCGATAGATAGCAACGCCTTACCATTCTCGTCCACGCCTTGAGACTCAAGATAAATCATAAAGTCAGGAATATCTTTTAGAGCATTGCCAGCCTTACTGAAGGTATTCTTAGGAACAATATACTCATATTCTTCTGTCCCATCTTTAATTTTACGAATTTCATCGTGAAAAATAAGGACAATACAATAACCGGAAAGAGCTAGCTTATTGATTTGAGTATCCATTTCCTTATTTAGCATGGCGTAGCCGCCGCCATAAGGAATTCCAGAAAGCTCAGTAATAGGCCTAAAATCGGGTTTCTCAGCGTTTTGAGTATTATAGGTAGAAATAATATAAGCAGTCGCCAAGTTAGGTAGACGGTCAGCAACGTCTACCACAACGCATTGGTACATAGCTCGAACCTTCTCACGCTTCTTTTCATTCTTAACGGTAAGCTGAGATACAACCTGTCGGAAATCATTCCATGTATCAATATTTGCTTTACGCATACCAGTAATAGCGTTAGTTCCATTTTCTGTAGCTAGCCACAATGTTTTTCCAGGGAACAATTTAGAAGCGACATGGCTTTTACCAACATTATTAGTACCATACCACCCAAGAACCTTGCCCTCAAGCCCTCCAGTAATAGTACTTTCTTCAAGATTCAAGATATCAAGTGCCATCCCACATTACCCCTTAAAATTCATCGTCATCGGATACTTCATTAGCCGCAGGGAATGGACTCATATCGTCATCATCGCCAAACCCGTCAAAATCGGCCTTCTTACCTACGCTACGCTTTGCTTTATATGCGACCTTCTTATCCTTTAGACTACTACCAGAGTCAGCCTTGTTTCCACCATTCTTAGCGAACTCATCCTTACGCATATTATACTGCTTAATGGCCTTCTTCACGGTGTCAGGGTCCATCCAGAAAGTTTTAACAGGTGTCTGCTTACCGTCCTCATCTTCGATATACAGCTCATCAGGTTCCTCAACAATGTCCATGCCAGCAAGTACAAACTCGGTACGAGTAGATACATTAGAGGTATCAATCTTACCAGCACGACCAATACCATGCTTCTTGGCTACACCGCCAAAAGTAATGGTGTTTACGTCTAAAGTAGCG